GATTTTTACTACTTCTAAGTCAATAAATTCTTTTAATGAATTTGTATTGGATACATTGTTGATATATTGTTTCAACAAGTTTTTTTGATTTTCATTTAAAGATTTATATTTAGAATTAAACTTATCAACTAATAACTGATAACTTAACAACCTTAAATCTTTATCTTGTTCTTTATAATTTTCAGTAACCTTTTTAGATTTTTGTATTTTTTTACTATTACTAACAATATGTTCAGATATAGTGATTACTGAATTTGTTTTTTGAACTGGTCCAAAATCTTCTTTGCCAGTTTCAACACCAAATACTTTATAAATTGAAGCCATAACTTTAAAATTAGGTATTCTTGTATTAAAGAATTCTTTTATATCATAATTTTCTTTAATTGTTTTAATTAAATTGTATTTTTCGTTATTTAATCTACGATTAGACAATTTTCTACGACTTTTAATCACTGCTTCAACTAATGTTGCGGCATGCGAATCGTTTTTGTATTTTTTTTCTAATAAAACTTGATAAAGTGCGTATTCTTTACCCAATTCGGTGTTTTTATTAAAGAATTCTTTAAAAATCTTTACCGATTTTGGTTTATTTGAATCATTTATCACGTCTGCCGTTATTTGACGAGACAACAATTCATAAAGAATAGCAGTGTTCTTTATCTTGTTATGTTTAACATTTAAAGACATTTGAGCTCCAACTATTTTTTACTTTTTATCAATAATAAATATAAAACTTTCAAGAAATGTGTATTTAATCTACATCTTTTTCGTTTTTATATTCGTTATACTCCTGTTCTACTTCTTCTACTTTTTGAGTTTCATTAATTATAGCTTTTGACTTTTTACCCATTGTTTTTTTCAAGGCGTCAAAGTGTGCTAATGCAAGTGGTCTTCTGTTTTTAGTTTGTTTCCCTAATGGGTCACGACCTCTTGCTCCACTATCTTTGAATGGTTTGTTCATCTCTTTTGGACGACCACCTTGTTCATCTTCCGGCCTATCATCTTTTTTTTCTTCATCTGGAAATGGGTCAAATATAGAACCTGCTATGGTGTCCGGTGGTATTTGGGCGTCATCTTGTCCGACTCCCACGGCTGCCATATCACTTGGTGTTCCAATTGCATCTCCTGTTTCCATTGGGTCATTACCTTCCATCTCAATTTGTGAGTGTCTGAATTTTTGTTTTTGGTCATCAATAATTTGATTTTCAATATCAATCTTTTCTTTATCAGAAAAGTTAAACACATTATCATATACCCAATTGTAAGGTAAAATCTTATCTTGTATCATATCACGAGCTAATCCAACTTTCTGTCCAAACAATTCAATCTTCTCTTGTTCATACATTGTTGAAGGACTTGCTAACTCTAATTCAAAATTAACCAAGTCAGCGTCAGTATATCCTTGTGAATATAAGTGAACAACTGCTACCTTTGTTAACTCTGATACTATAATTCTTTGTATTCTTTCTATGGTTCTGGCAAATCTTACATCTTCTGCTGCGAGTGTTGCTTTACCACCGACATTTTCATCAAATCCTAAGAATGCTTTCGGCACTCTTAGTGATGCTAATAATTTGTTTTTCAAATATTCAATGTCTTCGGTTGAATCATAATCAATACCACCTAACTCATTAATTTCCGTTCCACTATCTCCACCTCGAACTGGCATAAAGAAATCTTCTGTTAAGTTCTGTATATTGTATTTTAAATTATACTCACCTGTTGCTTCATCAATAACTGGTGTCTTCTTCATCTTGTTGATGATTCTTTGCATATAGTTATCAACTTCTGCTGGTGGTATATTACCAATGTCAATCTTGAATACTCGTTTAGAAGGCGCTCTCATAATTCTATGAATCAACATTGCGTCTTCCATAAGTGTTAATTGTTTCCAAATCTTTCTTGTAGATTCAATCATAGATTTACCATAAGGTAAGAAATTACTATCGTTTGCTAATCTAAAATGTGCAATTTGGAAGTTTTCAAATTCTATCTTTCCTTTACCACTTGGCTTTTGGCCGAAATACGGGTGTGCTCCTTCAATACTTTCCAAATAGAATTTAGTATAATAAGGATTTTCAGGGTCTTCTCCCTCAGAACGAATAACTTCATAAGGTGATAATGGAACTACATTAGTAATACCATACTTTTCACTTATGTCTAAGTGTAAAAAGAAATCACCATACTTAACCATATTACGAGTCCAAGGCCACAAGTTAAATTCAATATTCATAATATCATAAAATAAATTGTTCAAAATTTCTTTAATGTTATCGTTATCTGATTTAATTGTGATAACTTGTCCGTATTCACCTTTCATAGTTGATTCATCTGAATATATATCCAATGCACTTGATATGATTGGGTCTGAGTCCATTGATTCATAATCTTTAAACAATGCTAATCTTGCCGCCATAATTTGATGTACGGTTGAATAACCTGTTCCAACTAAATCTAAGTTGTTATGTAGTTTTGTATATCTGTCAACAAGGTGACTTTTGACTTGTTTTTGCACTTGGTCCGTATCGGCAATCTTTAATTTTTTACCACCGACATTACGAACAATTACATTTGTTGCAAATAATCGTCTCAGTCTTCCAAATAATGTTGTATCAGCCATTTTTTACCTCACTTTTATAAGAGCCACGTTAAGTCCTCTTTTTCTTTTCCTGTATCCCAATCCCAACTATCATTTTTGTTGATGTCGTCATTGGTGTATAAACCCTCATTGTCCATCATACGACTGAGAGTTTTCTTTGTTAATTCAACACCTTGTGTTCGTAATCTTAATGCAGTATCACGAACCCAAAGTCCAATAGCAAACGACATAACCAAATCATCATTGTATCCGGCCATCGCTTGCGCTCTATTATTTATATAAACGAAAGTCAGTAGTTCATCAATCAAACGATTTGAACGAACCACTACACTTTCCTCTCTAAAAAATTCTTCTAACTTACTAATAATTAGTGGTCTGGTCTTAGAAGTCGTTGAAAAACCAGCAACCATTTTCTTTTCTTCACGATAATGTTTATTCGTTACTTGATGTTGAACATCAACATATTGTAAGTCTTTACTTGTATAAAATAGATTAGGATAATCCCTATCTATAATTTGTTGGATTGTTGCCCAACCAATATTATTGTTCTCTACTATAAGTAGAGCGTCATTGTATTCTGTTGCTATGGAAACTAACATATTTCCAAAATCTTTGGTATTTATTCTACCTTTGTATTCTGCTACTTGTGTTAAACTTTCCAATTCAATAATGTGAAAAGCAGAATAGTCTGCCGAATCTCCTCTACCAACATCTGCACATACAATATAATCTTTCGAGTAATCCGCAGGTTCCCAAACCCACATATTTGTATCGACACCTCTTTTTTCTAATGGGTCTTTACAACTTCTTTTTCGTAAGTTTTCTAATAGTGTTGCGTCAATTACACCGGTACCAGAAGTTAAGAAGTCACAATCACATTCTTGTGCTGCACTTCCAATTCCAAGTAAGGTGTCTTGTTCCTTTCTCCAACTTTCATCTCTTTCAGGATGTACCGTCCAATGTAATTTAATCGGATTAAACAAACCACGACCTTCTTCCGCATCTACCCAAGTTTTGTGAAACCAATTACCCACACCATTTGGTGTTGACAATGCAATACATTGACCACCAGTTGTTAGTGTGGATTGTGATGCTGTCCATATATCATCAATCTTGTCAATAAATGCCGCCTCGTCCAATATCAATAATGATAGAGCTTCTGAACGAGCTGCTTCAGGACCTGATGATACTGCTTTAATCTGAGAACCATTACGATATCTCAAATTCAATTTGTTATCTTCTACACATCTTTGTTTCAACCAACTCGGTAGATTTGCGTGCATAACACGAACTTTCGTTACTAAGTTTTTTGCTACTTCTTGTTTGGTTGCAATTACCAAGATGTTTTTATCTTGTTGAAAAGTCATCATCCACAAACTATATCCAGCTGTTAATGTTGATATACCCAACTGACGAGCTTTCAAAATAACATTCATACGCTGTTCTTGAAATTCGTTTATAGTTTTTTCTTGGAAATCATACAAATCGAAAGGTATTTTACCCTGAATCGGGTGTTGTATCATACAATACTTTTTCATAAAATATGCAGGGTCTTGTGCACATTTTACATATTCTTGTTTGATTACTTCTTTTATTTGTTCTGCCATTAGTCTACTATCTGACCTGCCAATCTAACTGAAATAGCAGTTCCCAATACTCCGTATGTAAAGTATAACCATTTATTCTCATACCATTTAGGTCTTACGAGTTTTACTTTTTGTTCAAGAAGTTTATTGGTGTCTTTTAGTAAATCTATTTGTGTTGTTTTGTTTGCTATCAACATAGAGTCTATCGCTGCAGTTGCTTCCAATCTCTTTACCATAGCTTCATAATCTTCAACTAACGATACATTTAAACTATCTTTTAGTTCTAATTCTTTAATTGCATTGGTAAATCCCAATACTTGTTCTTCTGTGAAAGAATAAGTTTTAGGTTCTTGGACATCTTGTGCGAACAAAAGTCCTACGAATAATATGTATATAATATATCTCATATATATAAATATATATTACTTACTAAATTTCTTCAAAAATTTTACTGCTTCATCAGCGTCATCTTCTTTAACTGCTTCTGATGCTTTTTCAAGTTGTTTTTTAGTAGTGGTTACTTTTCTTTTTAATTTAGCTACTTCTTTTTTATTAACTCGTTTTTTAGATTCAAGAACTTTTACTTCTTTTTCAAGTTCTTTAACTTCGTTATCTTTAACTTTGATTTGTTTATCAAGTTCTTTAACTTCTTTCTTTTGATTACCACCAAAGAAAAGATTCATTATCATTTGTATGATATTGCCCATTATTGTGCTCCTGTTAGTTGTTGTTCTGCTTCTTCAACGAGTTCTTTTTTTTCTCGTATGAAATCTTTTGCGTCTGATATGGTTTTTTCAAATTCTTTTTCACCCATTTCCCACTTTTCAGCTTCTAATTCTGGATTATTTACACCTACTTGATTAAACCACTCTTTTTTACCGCCTGTTTTTTCAAAGTCATCTAAACTTTGTTCTAAATCTTTTAATTGTGATTTTTGATTCTCTAACATTTTTTGTTGTGCCCACTCGTCAAACTCACCTTTAATTCTTAGTTTGTTCTCAAAATCTATTTGACAATCAAAACAATGACCCATTAGTCTCCAAAATTTATTATCGAGTTGTTTCTTCATCGCTTTATCACATTTTGGACAAAACCAAGGCATTCTTGCTGATGCCATTACATCTGTTAATTCTGATTTACGAGTTTCTCCACCAAGGTTTTCTTCTTTTCCCTCGTATCCTACTTGAACATATTCTTTTTCATATTCTTTACCACTCATTAAATCTTTGAGTGCTTTATTCTGTCTTTCTTGGTCTTTACTATATCCTGCCATTATAACTCCTTAAAATCTTAAACTACCTAATATTTGATTGACTGGTGCAAATGCGCCTGTAAATTTATATATATTACCTTTGTATTTGAATACAATCCCTTCGGACGGTACTATTGCACTTGACCCACCAATAGCTTCTAATTTTTCTATTTGTATTTTTAATTTTTCTAATTTTGCCAGATTATCTGGTTTTTGTAAATCTTTTAATGCTTTTGCCACATCTTGTCTAATTTTTTGAACTGCTTTGTCAGGTGATACTGCTAAAAAGCCAGACATATTTTTTAATATTTCTGCTCCAACTTGAAAGAATAATATTTCAAATGGTTTTATGTTGTCTTTAAAAATCTTTATGTGATTCATCTTGTCAGTATCCAATACCCATTTATTAAATTGTGGATTACCTTTAAAATCTTTTCTTATTTGTGGTATTTTATAAGACTTGTCAAAAAACGCCCAACGATTTACCAACTTAACAAATTGGTCTGGTTTAATATTTACATTGAATTGTTTACCTGCATTGAACACATATTCTTTCCAAAATGCCTCGTGATACTGACCTAATCTATCTGAATTTTTTAATGCATATTGTCCTTGTAGTTTATTTAATTTATTTAAAAATGTGCTTTTCTTTGCTCCATAGTTTTGAACTTTATTCATTCTTAAAAAGTTAGGTTTACTAATTTTAAAAGTCTTTTGTATATTTTGATTTACTTGTTGTATCATACCTTGTAACATACGAGCGCCTTCTTTTGAGTATCCTTTTGCCCTACCACTAACATCATATTCGGTAGTTCCGTGAAATACTATTTCAGCTACATCATAGTCAATTATATTCGCTGTTTGTGGATATATAACCTCTAAATTCATCCATTTAGTTCCATTACCAAAAACCTTTTTCTTTTGTGCTGGTGATAATGAACCGATTGCTTTTTCTAAATCTCTCATAGCTCCGACAAATGCTTTTTTAATTTGTCCTCTACCACTAAACATATTAGCGATACCTGATGTTGTTGGTGCAGTTTTACCACCATTTTTCAGATGACCTTTATTTCTTGCTGCTTTTAACTTTCCGTCCACCCAACTTACCATTAGATTTTGTCCGTCAAGTTTTTCAGATACTTTATCTTCACGATTTAGTTTTCCTGCCAATCCATTAATAATTATGTTTCTCAAATCTGAAAACGTCAAATTATTATCATCAAATGGATGATTCATATGTCCGTATGCTCCACCCTCAATTAACAAGTAAACATCTTTCATAAAAGACTCTTGAATGTTTTTAATGTGTTTAACACCCTTTGATACATCTTGTTTAGCCAACAATGGTGATTCTTTCATCTTAGTAAATGACTCTTCACCAAAGTATTTAACCACTTCAAATCCAAAATTACCTATTGTTTTATCCATTCTTTCTTTGTATTTAGGAAATGGATTATCAACTGAATCAGTATTTTTTCTATTTTGATTTATTGTTCTTCCGTGTGTTACGGTCTTGGTACGGTCTTGCTCATATTCGTCTGCCATAATGGTAAACGCCATATCAGCTGTATCTTTAATCGGGTGGTCAATTAATTCATACCCTATAATTTCTGCGTGCTCTGGTGATATTCTATAATAGTCATCTAATGAACCAAAAAAATCATACATACCCTCATCTGACATATCACTTGCGTTAAAGTGTTGTCCAAATCCACTAACTTCTTTCATTAGTTTTTTTACTTGTGGTTGTTGAAAAAACTCAAACAACTTTCCAAATCTTGATGTCATCATTTCATATGTAGATTTATCAAAGTATCCAAATGTTTTTCTAAATATTTGTTGTCTTTTCTTATCATCAAACTTTGGACTACCTAATAAATTTCTGATTTCTGTTCCACTTGATATTCCACTAACTTTAACGTGCGGTGCTTCGTAAATATATCCGTGTGTTTCATATCCTTTTAAATTTTTCATATTTGATTTGAAGTCTTGGTAATAAGTTAGTCCACCTGATTTCTTTTTACCCATATTGAAACGACCCCTATCTTTTCTACCAACTGCATAAACCACTGCGGTATCTTTACCGAATTTTTTTAACGCATTGTCTGCTACATATGGAACTCTTTCTTGTATAATTTTATTTTTAGGAACACCCATTTTTACCATATGTTTTACTTTTTCATTAAAGTTTAGTGGGTGTCTTGGCATTTGTTGTATGTTAGATGTGGTTATAAATGCGTCATCAAATCTTTTTGACAATGCGTCAAATACTTTTTTGTGGTGTGGACCAAATGGTTGGAAACGACCTGGATAAATCACCACTACTTTTTTAACTTCTTTTTGTTCGTTTACTTTTTTATACCCACTACCATAAGGAACTGATGTGTTCCCTTTCTTTTTCATTTTCTTTACACCTTTTCTACTTGGTGAAGGAATATC